CCTGGTTCCAGGTGGGAAGCGAACTCACCCCACCGTTTCCAATTTGCCGAACATCATAGCCGAATTAACGGAAAGAGACCAATTCTAATACAAGCCTCAGGACAACAACACGGACTTTAACCGTAGTTGTATAAAGTTATAACGTAACTAACGTCTGCTTCATTTCAATCGAGCAGATGATTCTTACAACAACAATTTAACGTAAATTGAATAACGGCGAAAAACAAGCAATAATGTGATCTTACGAGTACAGAATGTTTATAACGCAACAATTACATAGTTTTAGGTCTATTCAGACTACAAGCACCAACGTTTATTCACTCGTATCAACTTCTTCAACATAACAGAAGGCCATGGTATATTAGCAATCCCATCAAGATAATTCACATAAAATTTATCTATTTTTGGTAAAGGCAAATCAGGTCCTTGGTATAATTTATGATCAAACATCCAAACATTTGCTTTAGGATAATCTAGAATAGCTGAACAATCTATTTCTGAATTTAATTGCAATTCAGACATTTTGGATTCAAATATCAATTGATCAGATACTGAAACACCATAAAGTCTAGAAAATAATAACCTACAAGGAGCATTAGATGACGGGATGATAGGTTCAACATGAATACTTAAAGCTTCACGTATCAATCCACGTTTATACATTTCCATCATATTGATGATACTATCACGGATAACTACATTTCGAGTGAGATAAATGACTCGCATCGCAAACGAACATAACATAGGACACCCATTATACTGATAAATCATGCTTAAAGCTCTTGCGCGCAATAATTGAAGTCTAACAGTATAGCTGGCTCTAATATATAGTTTCCGGGAATAACCGGCGTTAACTAATGCATCAAAAGGCTCAGTGAGAACAATTCCATCATCAGGATCGAATACCTGTCCACAAAAGGACAAATCTGCCAAATTATCAGATTCGATAAGTTTAATTATCAACCCATTTTTCTTAAAGTCAGATTCAGTTGGTGCATTTTCTGGAAATTGAAATGTCATTATACCATCGTCGCCTTCAACACAAATTGTCGTTTGACCACATTTGTGGAGTTCAGCCATGTATAAATTAATCATTAAATTTGAAAATCCATTACCAACAGAAGTATTCATTTCACCTGACATTCTTGTGGCCTTCAGCCACATAGAGATGTCATTGAAATAGATGAAATTTTTCCCAGATAAAACATCCATGATTTGCTTCATGGCATGCCTCTGAGCAGGAACAGCATCAGTCATGTACCTGT